GAGCAAGAGAAGTTTATTCTTTAAATACTACAACCTCTCCAAGCGGAGGTCAGCCCCCAACAGTTACTAATCAAAATGGTTATTATTTAAAAGACAATGATGAAGGTTTCTCATGGGTTGCTAACTTTACAGGTGGAGGAAATGGTTGTATTGCCGGCCCTTTAAATGTTAATATAACGGACGGGAGAAGTTAATGACATATGACGAATTAAAAACAAAAATTAGAGATTACACTGAAGTATCAAGTAATGTACTTACTGACACTATTATAAATGGATTTATTGAAGATGCAGAATTTAGAATTTTAAGAGAAGTAGACTCAGACAATAACAGAAGATATGCAACAGCTAATTTAGTTGTCAATACTAGATTCATAGATACACCTGATAATTTATTAGTAGTAAGATCTGCTCAAATTGTAGACTCTGATGGAACTGCATTAGCAGATAATAGAGATTTTTTACAATATAGAGATACTAATTTTATGGCTGAGTTTAATCCTGTAGGATCTACAGGAGTTCCTAAGTACTATGGCTATTGGGATGAGAAAACCTTAGTTTTTGCTCCTACTCCAGATGCTACTTATACAGTTCAATTAAATTATATATTGAAACCTAGTGGATTATCTAGTACAAATACATCTACATATTTAAGTTTACAATTTCCCAACGGCTTATTATATGCCTGCCTAGTAGAGGCTTACGGTTTCTTAAAAGGACCCCTTGACATGTTACAGCATTATGATAAAAAATATGTTGAGGCTGTTAAAGGATTCTCAATTGAACAAATGGGAAGACGAAGACGGGATGAATACCAAGCCGGTGTTCCTCGAATAGGAAAACAATAGGAGAAAAATTTTATGGCAATAACACAAGCAATCGCAAACTCATTTAAAAAAGAATTATTAGATGGAGCTATGAGCTTTAAACAAACAGGTGGAGACACTTATAAAATAGCTCTTTATATTTCAACAGCAACTTTAACTTCAGCAACATCAAGTTATATTACCGCTGGAGAAGTAAGTAATACTGGTCAATACGCAGCAGGTGGTGGAGCCCTAGTTAATTTAGGAACTTCTATAACTGCAGGTGTTGCAAGATGCGATTTTGCAGACAGATCTTTTACTGGAGTTACGTTAACAGCTAGAGGAGCTTTAATTTATAATACAACAGCAGGTTCAGGGTCAAGTACTACTGATGCAGTTTGTATTTTAAATTTTGGAGCAGATAAAACTGCAACTTCTGGTACGTTTACAATTCAATTTCCAGCACCAACATCAACAGCAGCGATACTAAGAATATCGGGCTAGTAGGGGGTATACTCCTATGGCGGATAAAACTTACACAGTCACCGTAGCAAGTGGTAATCTTTATGGTGGAGGTACAGGTAATGTATTCTATCTAGATGGCGTAAGAAATTCTACAGGACCTGGAACAATAGATTGGGTTGCAGATGCATCTTTACGTTTTGAACAAAGTGGAAGTTCTAATAATAATCACCCTTTAATTTTTTCTACTACTACCAGTAAAGATCAGTATTTAACTTCTGGTGTAACATACTATTTAGATGGCGCTGTTAGCTATGCTCAATACACAAACACAACTACATTTAATGCAGCTACTACTCGTTATGTAGATATTACTCCTTCTTCTTTTACAGATTTTTATTATTTATGTTATGTGCATGGTATTGGTATGGGCGGTATCATGGATATGGTTTCTAATTCATGGGGAGCTCACACTTGGAATCAAGGAGCTTGGAATCAAAACCAAGATATAGTAGTTCCAGTCACTAATCCAAACAATGTAGCCTGGGGCGGAGATACTTGGGGCTTTGGCGATTGGAATAATGGTGACAACATGAATATGACTTTAAACAATGATGGTATCATTGTTACTGGTCAAGTAAATGTTGGTTGGGGTTCTGACCAATGGGGTATTGAAACTTGGGGTGAATCCGGTAATTTACATGCAGTAACAGGCATAGCTATGACTATGGCTGAAGGACTTAGTGGTGTTTCTATAAATGGAGATTCAAGTTTAATACTTAATAGTCAAGGAGCTACAGTGACCTTAGGATCTGTAGAAGCTTTTTCTGCATTTGTTGCAGAACCAACTGGTTTACCAATGGTTGCAGAAGTAAACTTCAATCCTGCCTTTGCACAACCAACTGGAATAGCTATGTCTGCTAATCTAGGAACAGTTAATGCTGACAATATTACTATAGCAGAAGTTTCAGCTCAATCTCCAGTTACATGGGGTAACTCTAATTGGGGATTTGGAGTTTGGGGTAATCAACCTGTAAATACTTTGGTTATGGCTATGTCTGAAAACTTTAGTGGAGTAGATCCTGCTCCAGATGCTGAATTAACAGGTCAAGCAATGGCTATGTTTTTAGCACCAGGAAATACTTTTCCTATTCATGGAGATGCAAGTACAGGGGCCGGTGATACAAGTATGAATTGGGGTAATTCTACTTGGGGTAATTCGAAATGGGGAAATGGTCAATTTATAGCTGATCCAACTTATGGTCAAACAATGACTATGACATTAGGTCAAGAGACTGTTGATTTAAATACACCTATAGATGTAACAGGATTTGCTTTAACAGTAGCTTTAAATTCAGTAGCAAATGTAGAAACAACTAATGTTGTTTTTCCAACAGGATTTGGCTTGACAGCTAGCTTAGGAAGCGCTACAAATGTATTGATTTGGAACGAAGTTAATACTGGTACAGCACCAGTCGATCCTCCGGGATGGCAGGAAGTTTCAACTAACGCTGCATAATAGTGTTTGACACTATAACAAAATTTAATTAAAATTAAGATATTGGAGAATAAAAATTATGGCAAATAGTACTTCCGCAGATTTAAAACTTACGATCCAGGCAACAGGGGAAAACTCAGGAACTTGGGGACAAATTACAAACACAAACTTAACAATTTTAGAACAAGCTATCGCTGGTTTTGAAACTGTTGGTATTACAACAGGTGCTACTTTAGCTTTCACAAATGGTGCAATTTCAAACGGTAAAAATCAAGTATTAAAATTAATAGGTACAATTGCAGGTGCAGTTAACGTAGTTGTTCCAGATACTTTAACAAAATTATACGTTATAGATAATGCAACTTCAGGCGCTCATGCAGTAACTGTTAAAACTACTTCAGGTACTGGAGTAACTTGGGCAGCAGCTGACAAGGGTACTAAAATGGTTTATTCAGATGGTACTAATGTTGTTGATACAGCTTTCACAGATTTATCTTCAGATTACTCACCACAACTTTCAGCAGATTTAGACACTAACAGTCACAACATTATTATAGATACAGCACACAGTGTTTTAGATGAAAACTCTAACGAGCAAATTACATTTACAACATCTGGTTCAGCAGTAAATAATTTTGGCGTAACTAATGCAGGAACAGGTAGCGCACCTTCTTTTGCAGCAGTTGGTGGAGATTCTAATATTGATTTAAATTTAACACCAAAAGGTATTGGAAGAGCAACTTTCAATGGTCAAGGTAAAATTCAAAGTGTTGCAGAAAAAGTAACTACGGCTGCAATTGCAGCTACAGGTACAGTTGCTTATGATGTTCTTACACAAGCAGTTTTAAACTACACAACTAATGCTGCAGCTAACTGGACTTTAAATGTCAGAGGTGATGGATCTAATTCATTAGACTCAATTATGGACACAGGTGAGTCAATCACAATTGCTCACGTGGTAGCTCAAGGTGGTACGGCTTATTATAATTCAGCATTTCAAATTGATGGATCATCTGTTACACCTGAATATCAAGGTGGTGCTGCACCAACTGAAGGTAATGCAAGTTCATTAGATGTTTATAGTTATACAATAATTAAAACTGGTTCAGCTGCATTTACAGTGTTAGCTTCACAAACACAATTCGCATAACCAAGGAGTTAGAAAGATGCCTATATTAGGAAGTTTCGGAGCAGGTTCAGCAAGAGGTTTCGGTGAAACATCTGGTGGAGCAGCAAAATATGAAATAGAAGCTCTTGTCGTTGCAGGCGGAGGAGCTGGTACAGGTTCAATTGAAAACTCAATTTCTGCTGGAGGTGGAGGAGCTGGTGGTTATAGATACACTGCTGCTCTCGAATTAGCAGGCGGAACAGAATATACAGTTACAGTAGGAGGCGGAGGTCCTGGTCCAACAGGAGGTCCTGGTCCAGCTGCAGCTAAAGGAACTAATTCAAGCGTAATAGGAGGAGATGTTTCCTATTCTGCATCAGGCGGCGGACATGGCCCCGGTGGTGCTGGAGGTTCTGGATCCGGTGGAAGTTCTTATTACGGACCCTCAGGAGGTTCTGGTAATGTAGGAGGTTATTCTCCCTCAGAAGGAAACAATGGCGGAACAGCTGCAAGTTATGCACCTGGAAGTACCGGCAGAGCTGGTGGCGGCGGTGGCGCAGGCGCAGTTGGAGGAAACTCAATGGCTGGTGGCGCAGGAAGTGCTTCCCCTAGTATTGAAGGAACTCAAAGAGCTGGTGGCGGCGGCGGAGCACAAGCTTTTGGTAGCGGCGCTTCTGGTGGAGCTGGTGGCGGCGGAGCCGGAGCTTCTGGAAATGCTAATGGTACTGCAGCTCAAGCAAATTTTGGCGGCGGTGGCGGCGGATCTGGTTCATCTTTTTCAATGCAAAGAACTGGTGGAAATGGTGGCGCTGGAATTGTAACTTTAAAAATATTAACAGCTGACTATTCAACAACTGTAACAGGTTCTCCAAACGTTTCTGTAGTAGGGGATTACACATATGTTCAGTATACAGGGACTGGGAGTTACACAGCATAATGGCACATTTTGCAAAATTAGATGAAAATAATATCGTTATAGAAGTAGTTACAGTAAAAAATGAAGTAGCAACAGATGAAGCTACAGGTATTACTTTTCTAAAAAATTTATATAAAGAACCTAATGATGTATGGAAACAAACATCTTACAATACTAAAATGGGTAAATACTGGGACAACAATCAAAGTCCTCCAGTAGAACATGCAGATCAATCTAAAGCTTTTAGATTGAATTATGCTGGTATTGGTTGGGTATGGAGTGAAGAACTACAAGGTTTTATAGAAGGTCTTCAACCTCATGCATCTTGGACTTTAGATTCTTCTACAGGAAACTGGAATCCACCAATTGCTAGAGTAGGTGCACCCTATATTATTTGGGATGAAGAAAATCAAACTTGGGAAGACCAAGAAGGCAATCTAGCCCCCTAGTTAAAAATAATTAAAATTTATATTAAAACGAGCTTTTTGATTAGTACATGTACTACTTGAATGAGGTTTGTTTCCATCAAATAAAACAATTCTGTTTTCAATAGAGTCTACTTTATTGTCAGAAAAATGAGTTCCTCCATCATTTGTATTAAGAGAAAAAACAGCTGCTTTATGTTTAAAATTATAATCTATGTGTTTTTCATTAATATGAAGTTTATCAGTTTTAGGATAACAATTAATTTTAATTCTAATTAATGATTTTATTTTTAATTTATCCCAAAACATATCTTTAATAACTTCATAAAATGAACTGTTGGCATTATGGTGATAGGGTATATGTACAAAATATAAAGTATTATCTATTTTAGAATGTTTTGAATTTATAACCGATTCAAAATACCAAGGAAAACTTTTTCCCATAACTATTTCTTTTAACTCTTTAAAAGAATCTTTATCTAAAAAATTATCTACAACTTTACTCATACTTTATTTAATAGTTAATTCGTAATTAGTTTTTCCAGAAATATCTTTTACAATAAATTTTCCTCTAACATGTGCATTAAAAGCTAAAGAATATCTTGTGTCATTACTGAGGTTATCATTTACAGTGTGTTCTATTTTTGAAGGAAATAGAACTAATCCTCCTTCTTCAGGGTTTATATTAAAAGCTTGTCCTTGAGTAGCGGTAGCCTCATCATACTCCATCCAAATGTCTGGATAAAATAAATTATGATTGATCTGGTAACCTTTTTGAAATTGAATACCACCCATTTGAGGAGCTCTTTTAAAATAATAGACTCCACTAATCATACTATTTACATGACTGTGTGTTGTAGAGCCTTCTCCTTTTTTAAATTTGTTTACCCAAGAATCAGTTAAATAGAAATTAATTTTATTATTAATTTTTAAATGATCTCTAATAAAAGTTTCAAGATGATTTTCTATTTTAGATTTTAAATCTGGCATTTGATTTAATATTTGTTTATCATTAGAAATATCAAACCTTTCATTAGTGGCTCTTTCGAATTTTATTGTCTTAAGGAATTGCAAGTAAGATTTTTTAACAGGTACTTCACCAATGTATATTGGTGTAGGCCATAAATTTAAGATGTCGTATTTCTCTGCTTTCATATATTGTTTTCTAATATAACTTATCTATAATAAAAAGCAATGAATATCGTAGAAAGATTTTCTAAAATTCTTACAAACGTTGAATACCCTGAGTCAATTAAAACTTGGAATATTGCAGGAATTCTACCTAACTCTAATGAGCATCAAAAATTTGATGTTAGAGACATGTTTAAATTAGATGAAGGAGGCCTGGGAAAAAAAGTAAAGTTAAATACTAAAGTCGATAAAATAGTATTTGAAACAAATAAAGAATGGATAATATTAGATCAAAAAGAATATAATAACTATCTCTTAAAAAACAAACCTAAAGTAATTCAATTAGAAATATTAATAAATAATTTAGATTGGACAAAATTTATTTCGAAGGAATAATAAGTTGTTTTAATCTAGTATCTGAAGCACTCACAGTACCTGTAATAAAAGTATTAAAAGCTAAACTAATACGAGTATTTTTATTTTCTTTAGCTGGAACTGAATGAGTTAAAGAAGAAGGGAATAAAATTATTTCATTACTTTTAATATTAAAAGTATAGAACTCACAATTAAAATTATTAAATTGATCAACTTCCGGCATAATAGTTTGATATTTTGCTTTATGAAATCTAATGCAATCAACTCCTTCAATAGCATCAAAGTAAAATACACCTGATAGAAAAGAATTAGGGTGAAAATGTTGATGATGATATTCTTTATCACTGGTGTAGTTTAACCAGGACTGTGTGATGTAAGGCTTAATTTTATCTTTAGTTGAAATAATAAGTTTAAAATAATCTTCTACAAATTCATCAATTTCTTTTTTTAATTTTTTAAACGGAGTTTTATTAAGTATATAGTTATCTTCACTATAAGTGTTTCCAGCATTCATTCTTGTTTTTTGAGATTTAGCAAAGTCTATTTCTTTTTTAGTTAGCTTTCTTTTTAAGGAATTTAAATAAACTCCTTCAGGAAAAATAGGTACTATTCTAGCTACTTCCATTTTGCTTCCTCACTTTCAACATAATTAAAAGCAATGCTGTATCTAGATTTTTTATTTAAATTAGATTTAGTTCCGTGTTTTAATAATGGAGAAAATAAAATTAATTTACCTTTTTTAGGTTTTATAGAAATATCTAATTCTTTAAAATATAATTCTTGATCTGAGTCTTGTAAGTACAACACTCCTGAAATTATGCATCCATTATGGTCATGCTCTCTAATCCTATCGTTATAACTTATTTTAGTTCCCCAGGCATCTCTTAAATAACAACTAACTAAAGAAATTTTTTCATCTAAATAATTAGTACCTATTTTAACAACACTTAAAAAATTTTCATCTTTTATAAAATAATCCCAAGCAGTCATTTCTCCTTTTACATGTGTAACATAATTACAATTAGTCGGGCTATTTATACCTTCTTCTATTCTTCTAATAAAATAAGGAGAATTAATTTTTAATTCTAGTTCAATTAGAAACATGTCTTTTTTTACAGGTTTCTCTATGTGCTTTATTAATTTCATATCTGTAGTCTTGTATTTACCATTTAATTAGTATAAATACAATAGTTAGAATGTCTAATACAGTATGCATACCCTTTGGTGAGCCAATCATAAAGTACAATGATTTAAATATTGATAATAAAACTTTATTAAAAGAATTAAAAAATACAGAGATGAAAGATACAGGAGGAAGTGAAGGCACTTTCATTTCTAAAGACATGAATATATTTAAGTATTTAAAAGATGGTCAAAGTATAGAGAGTACTTTTTTAACTCGTATTAGAGACGCTGTAATAAAATTAGATTACAACACCGATATTGCCATAGGTAATTGTTGGCTTACAATGACTAAACCAAAAATAAACGCTACACATTATCACTTACATTCTAACTATTGGTTAAGTGCGTGCTATTACCCTATGGGAGATAAAAAAGATAATTTTGGAATTGAATTTAAAAGACCTACTCCTTTAATTTTTGATGTACCTAGATCAAACTTTGGAACTTTTAACTCATTAACTTATCAACTCAGAGTGACAGCAGGAGATTTTATTGTTTTTCCATCTTATCTAGAACATAGAATTTTAGCAAATAGTACAAAGATAAAAAGATATAGTATGGCTATGGTTATTAACCCAACAGGAAAAATTGGAATAAATGACAGTAGTATTGATTACAGTCCTTTGTATAGATAATGAAAAATTTAAAAGATTTTATTTCTGTTAAAAAATCTATTCCTGACAACGTCTGTGATGAGTTATTAAAAAACATAAAAGAACAAAAATGGGAAAAACATAAATGGTATGGAGGAGAGAAAGATTACGTTTCATTAACAAAAGATGCTCTTGTTAAAAATGCTCTACAAAAAGAACAAGATATTTTAATGCCTTTTATTCAAAAGACTTTATTTGAATATCAAAAAGATAAACAGTTTAAAGACACTAATGAGCTCAGAGCTCCATTTTGTGAAAAAATTTCTCCTATAAGATTTAATGAATATGGAAAGCATAAAACAATGGCTCCTCACTATGATAATATTAAAGATCTATTTGATGGGGTTCATAAAGGTGTCCCTCAAATATCCATAGTAGGAATATTAAATAATGGTTTTAAAGGTGGTAAATTTTTAATACGAGACGAAGAAATAAAATTAAAAAAAGGAGATATTCTTTTATTTCCTTCTTCTTTCTTATATCCTCATACAGTTACTGAGGTAACAACAAAAACTCCAAGATATTCATTTGTTTGCTGGGGATTTTAGACTATACTTGTCTCTAAAATATTGATGTATTTTTCCAATAATTTAGATATACTCACCTTATGGCACTAAAAAAAGTAAATTTCGCAGCGGGTTTTAATAAACAAAGTGTACCCTCGGCTCTTCCAGGACAATGGGTAGACGGTGATTTTGTAAGATTTAGATATACCGCACCTGAAAAAATAGGTGGCTGGCAACAATTAAGTGTTGGTCAAGAAACTATTCCAGGACCAGCTAGAGCACAGTTAGCTTTTACTAGTTTAAAAGGCGAGAGATATACTGCGATAGGGACTTCTCAAGGGCTTTTTTTATATTACGGAGAACAATTTTACGACATTACTCCTTTAGATACCGCTATAACGGGAGCAACTTTTAATACTTTTTCAAGTCAAAATAATGTAACGGTCAATAAAAATGGCCATAATTTACAAGTAGGTAGATACGTAACTTTTTCAGCGGTAACTCCTCCTACTGGATATAGTGCAACAGATTTTACAGAAGGTGCTTTTGAAATTTTAACTGTACCAAATGCAAATAGCTTTACTATTCAGATGAGAGTTAATGCTAGTGGAGCAGCCTCTGCTTCAGGAGCCGCAATTATTAATCCTTATGAAATAGTAGGACCTACTTTTCAAACATTAGGCTATGGCTGGGGAACTTATATTTGGGGAGATTCTACATGGGGCACAGAAAGAGGAACTAGTAATGTAGTATTAGATCCTGGTAATTGGAGTCTTGATAATTTTGGTGAAGTACTTGTAGCAACTATTTTTAATGGTAAAACATTTACCTGGAATGCAGGAGCAACTAACCCTAGAACAGTAAGAGCTTCTACCAGCACTTCAGGTTTTCCAACGGCAGCCAATCCTACAGCAACTAGATTTACTCTTGTTTCAGATAGAGACAGACATTTGTTTCATTTTGGAACAGAAACAACTGTTGGAACACCATCAACACAAGATCCTATGTTTGTAAGATTCTCGGATCAAGAAAATTTAAATACTTATTTACCTACCTCTACTAATACTGCTGGAACATTTAGATTAGATACAGGTAATAAAATTACTGCTGCTCTTCAGGGTAAAGATTATGTTTTTGTACTAACGGATCTTGCAGCTTATGTTATTCAATTTGTTGGTCCACCTTTTACTTTTTCAGTAAGACAGGTGGGAACTAACTGTGGATGTATTTCTCAACATGCGGCCACCTATGTTAATGGAGCAGTATATTGGATGTCAGGAGAAGGAGGATTTTTTATGTACGATGGTACTGTTAAATCTCTACCTTGTTTAGTTGAAGATTTTGTATTTACTATAAATAATGGAAATTTAGGTATTAATTATAATTCAGCAGATACAATTTATTCAGCTGCAAATAGTTTATATACTGAAATTAATTGGTTCTACCCTAAGTCAGGATCAGAACAAGTTGATAGATGTGTAACATATAACTTTAGTGAAAATGTATGGACTACTAGTTCATTAGCTAGAACCACATATCAAGACCAAGGAGTATTTACTTTACCTTATGCTACAGAGTATACGGCTACTGGCACACCAGTATTTTCACCAATCTCAGGAATTACAAATACATATGGAGCATCTATTTATTATGCTCATGAAGTAGGAACTGATCAAGTTAACAGCTCAGGTACATCTTCTATTGATGCGTTTATAAGATCTGGAGATTTCGATATTGAAGATGGAGAAATTTTTATGTCAATGAGAAGATTTATGCCGGATTACAAACTTCTAGTAGGTAATTCTAAAGTAACTTTATTTATATCTGATTTTCCTTCAGACTCACAAACAAGTTCACCTTTAGGACCCTTTACAATAACAAGCACTACTGATAAAATTGATACTAGAGCAAGAGGAAGATTACTTTCTATAAGAATAGAAAATGACGCTGCAGGAGAGACTTGGCGTTATGGTAGTTTCAGACTTGACGCACAACCAGATGGGAGAAGATAATGACAAAAAGATTAAATATTAAAAAAGCAATTAAAAAACCAGGTTCTTTAAGAAAGGCTTTAAATATTAAAAAAGGTGAAAAAATTCCTTTAGATAAATTAAACAAAGCAGCTAAAGCAAAAGGTAAATTAGGTCAACGAGCTCGTTTTGCTAAAACATTAAGAAAAATAAATAGAGCATAATGGCTAAATTAAGTAATTATATACCCGAACCTAAACAAGAGTACGACGTAGAAAATCAAAGACA